TCAGAAGCCCAGAGGTTATTTCGTGGAGTCACCGGCCGCTCTTGGTGCTGTTCAAGAGACTCGTTCCAGATTTGAGCGAAGCCCCAAGATAGATTGCTTTTTTTCGTGTTAATCATTTTAGTATTTTTCTGATCTCCTCAATGATGCTTAGGTTGTATCCTTCTTTGTCGAGATATTTAATGAATAGATCAATTACCTTTTTGTCTCCCAGCCTGTCTGATATTACGTTCCAATCAAACTCGTCGGCCTCTTTGTCGAAGTTTTTCATGTTCGTTTTGTTCATGAGCTTAGTCTACTATACTTTTCTTTGTTTGTCAAGTGTTAATTTAGGCACAAAACTTTAGCGAAAAATCTTCTTCGCTTCTTTAAGCAAATCTTTTCTCTTCACCCCGCCAAAAAATCTTCCTTCCCAATACTTATCGGATCGCAAGATATCGCCGACGCTAATAAAAAATTTTTTTTGCTTGTTCATAAAGAGAATCCTCCCCACTCTCTACTAAATTGATTTGAATTTTGGTAATCAGCTTATCGTTAATTACTGCTAATTCTCGGTATCTTCTTTCCGCTGTTCTTTGCTCCTCATCTGAATAGCTATCCATTAGCTCATGGTGGAGATTGCGGCTAACGCAAAAAGAATTTACCTCCTCCCCAAGCAACTCGTCCAACGTCCTAAGCATCACGACTAATTTTATTAATCTTCTATTTCTCATAATAAACGAGATAAGGAAACTATCTGGTTTTGACTAAGGAAGCTGATAAATATCCCCCCCGGGGAAACGCATTAAAAAGTAAAACGACCCCCCGCTAAAACCACGCCTATTCTTCCTTAAAGTGAGCTTTAACTTATCGCCCTCTCTAGGTTGAGTGTAATCATCAATCTTCTCTCGCCACAGCCAAAATCCCAAATCACAAACCTGAGCAATTGTCCCCGCTCCCTTATATTCTAAAGCAGGGGCTTCCTCTTCCTCTCTTACCACCCGATTACTTAGCTGAGATAAAACTAAAATACAACTGTTACTTGATTTAGCTAATCGTTGTAATGCCAAAGAAGCTTCAGACATCCGCTCATATTCTCCCTCTCCCCTTGAAATTACATTTTGAATAAAGTCAATAATAACTAAATCTGCTTTTGCTTTTTTAACTACCTCAATAATTTTATCTAATTCATAGACATCATCATAAATCTCAATAAATCCCTCTCTAGACAATAACTCCGCCTCAGCATCAAGTTTCCGCTGGTATTCTTCTTCAGTCAAAAGCCCGCCGATAATCCTCGCCGGTTTAATTGCCGATAGCGAACCCAGCATTCTTGAGACGATAGTTTGGCTGGAGATTTCTAAAGAAAGATAAAGACACTTAAAGCCCGCGTCAGCGATATTTAAAACTAACTGGCTGGCGAAAAAGCTCTTGCCTACACCACTTGAGCCACCAATAACTACTAACTCCCGGCGTAAAAAACCGCCGTCTAATTCCTTATCTAACTTGGAAAAGCCGGTTGGGATAAATTCTAACTTCGCTTCTCGGATTTGTTTTAAGATATTTGGTATTCTCATTTTTTTATCTCCATTTAGCTGAAGTTGATCTTTTTGGTTTAAGGTTTAGAAGTTGATCTATCCGCTCGTCATTGTGGAAAAACCACGCGACCCCCCGCGAGGCATTATGCTCCATCCACCAATCATCTTGAGAAAAATTAGTCATCGCCTTGATAAGCTCATCTACGGAGTAGGTTTTGAGCCTCACTCGTATTTTCTCCCGACTTGCGGGGGTGAGACGGGAGTTTGGATTAATAAGACTTTTATAAGAGGAGTATATTCGTTCTATCTCCGATTGTCTCCCTTTTCCCCTACCGCTTATATATGTATCTTTATTATCATTATCATTATCATTATCATTATCGGTATGTTTGGTATCGCTTCGTATCGCTTCGTATCCAGTCGTATTCGGTCGTATTCGGTCGTATTCTGCGCCGTCTCTATATATATATTTATTGTCATTCTTCTTCTTGATTATGGAAGTCCCATTGGGCGGGACACTCGTAGGACTTTCGTCGGGACACTCGTAGTTTTCTGACCCTTGATATTTGCCATAATTTAGCACTTTTATCATTATCCCGTTTGGGACTCTCGTAAGGACAATCATTGACCATTCGTCAAGACGTGCGGCAATCCGTTGTAGGCTCTTAATTGAGGGCTTTTTAGTAATATACCCTTGTTTATAAGACATCTGTCTTTGTATTTCTTGCCAAGTAGTAATAAAAGTTCCCCGGGGAGTGATACCGTCTTGATGAGAAGCCATTAAAATCATCCACACCCAAAGATTTCTCCACAAATGTGGTTTTTCCCAAATTTTTGAGTTAATAATTTTTCTATGAAGTTTTATCCATCCTTCCATTTTTCCCTCCTTCAACTGGTAGCCCAGTTTTATTATTTATAACAATATAGCCTCTTCCATTACAGGCATAGCAAAGCTTAGTTCCGTGAGCTAAGGTTCCGAACCCATTACAAACGGGACATTCTTGAGCAATAAAGTTCGGTTCAGTCTTTATGGAGATAATTTTCCGTCCGTTTTCCATCCTTGTTTTGAGACTACACTACTTTTTTATTTTTGTCAACCATTATCTTTAGGGTCAAAGCCCCGTTAAAAAATTCATTCCGGACAAAATGTAAATAAA